TTTGTAGGAACATTCAACCCTTGTGAGTCAGGTCCTTTTAAAGGTGGGATTTCCTTCCATTTGACGTGTTGCATATTTACAACAAGAGTTTTATTCTTAACCATACCTTTTCCCCTTTAAATAATTTAATGTGGCCTGTAGTCTAGCTGCAACAGTTTGAATATAGTCTAATTCTACTTCCGGAATAAATTTTTTAGGTAAAATAACTTCACTACCATAATTAGGTCCTTCTCTTCTCCTTGCTACTTTTCTACCTATGTTTACATATTTTTCTGGAACGTCTACTGAATAAACATTACCACTTAAAGTGCCTTGACGTTTTGCATACCATCTAGCGTCTGCAGGATTATCGAAAAAAAACCTATTTCTTAATTTTGGACTATATAAATCACTCATTACATTTATTGATGTTCGATTTGGTTCTGTTCCTCGAAACAATCTCATTGTATCGGGACTTTTTTTCATTAAAAATTTAGCTGCGTTTACTATACTCATTACCTAAAAAAATCCTCATCTGATCTATCTTTACCAGTAAATAATTTGTAACCTTGATAACCCAATGTTCCAAGTGTTGCTAGTCCTGCACCAATTGATATTGCAGGTAATGCAACAGCACCTGCTGCTGTTCCTGCTAAACCTAATGACGCTATTCCTAATAGTCCTCTTGATGCTCCAGCTTTTGCTAAAGCTTTAACCGAAGGATTCATAAATGCTGCACCCAAATAATTTAATGGGTTCGTTGCAATTTCTTCTGCATCTTTACCTGCTCTAATATCTTGTGCTACATAACCAAGTGTTGATGGTAATGCTACGATCGGTGCACCTAATGCCCATAGTCCTTTTCCAAGAACACCTTTACTTAATCCTAACGCTGCTCGTGTTCTACCGACTCCTTCTGGTAATGGTCCAACTTCACCAACACCTCTTGCTGTTCGATAAACACCTTTTGCAATTGGTGCAGTCAATCCTGCTGCTCCAGCTAATTCTAATTTAAATTGATTATCCAATAAAATGTTGTCATCAACTTCTTCACCTTTTTGTTCAACATCAGCAATAATCATTCCTTCCATTTGACTATCGTTAGTTAAATATGTACTCGGGTCATCGTTTCTAAATTGTTTAACTAATGCACCAGCTCCAACACCTGCGGCTACAGTACCAAGGCCCAGGGCAATCTTACTTGCTAAGCCACCTCTAAGTAAATTTGGATTTTCTTTTAGTGCTGTTAAAAATTTAGTTCCTGAGTTTTTAATTTTATTAAATGCACCACCTTCATTAGATCTATTAATTTCTTGTGCTAATCTTTTAGGATCTTTTTCAAGTGCATCATTAACCGCATCTACACAACTTACCACTGGTCCACCGGATTGTTTTTTTCCAACAATTTTACAAATGGGTCCATTTGCTTTTGCATTAGCAAGTGCATCGTCAATAAACAATGCCATTTTTTCAACATCGACTCTGTTTAGTTTTGCTCTTTCAGCATCAAACCTTTTAACATTAACTCCTGCTTCTTTTAAGTCTTTATAAAAACCTTTATTAAATTTAGTGTCTCTTAATGTATTAGCTAAGTTTAAATTTTCTTTTAATGCTATTCTTGGATCAAAAGTTTTATCTGTAAATTTTGCAGCACCGTAATCTCGAACTTTAAGTTTACCTGTATCTTTAATATCAAAATCTGCAGCAAGTTTTCCAAACAGTTTATTATTTGCTCTTTGTAGCGCCTCAAAAGCAGATTGAGATCCTTCTTTTCCAGCGGCAATATTCTTTTGCAAATTAATTAATCTTTTATCAAATATTAATTTAAATTGATTAACATCTCCTGTAACCGGGTTAACTCTAATTGCATCTGAAAGATTACCGGTTTTTTCTAAAACCGAAAAACTAATTGGGTGATCTAATTGAAAAGCTCCTTCACCTAAACCTTTCATTCCACCTTTTGCAGAAAGATTAAATTTTTCCGTTAAGAGAGAAGTTAGTTCTTTAAATTCTTTATATTTATTTAAAGCTGACTTTAATGTTCTAGGATTGTCTTTATAAATTTCTCTTAATGTATTTTCAAACCCCCTTCTAAGTTGACCAGGAAATAATCTATATGCTTCTTTTGAAAATTTATCTAATTGATTTGGTTTAAAAGCTTTATATAATTTTTCTTGAGTTTCTCCAATAACATCTCCTCTTGCTATTTTTGTAAGATTTCTTACTGCACCTTGATATGCAGTTACTACTTTTTTAATAATTTCTTTATCGCTACCTATTTTTTTAAACGCTTTAAAAAAATCTGCTTGAGTCCCATTTGGATTTTTATTTGTCCATTCTATTATTTCACCTAAAACAGGATCACCAATATTTTTAATTGCAGCTATTGGGGTAGCATTTAATTTTAGCTGTGCAGCAAATCTTGCTGATTTTGTAAATGTTTTAAGTGTATTAATATCTTTTTTAGGAAATTTAAGGTCATTAAAAATTTGTACATACTTAGCACCTCCTTTATCCGATGGAGCACGTTTAGCAGTTTTTCCTCCACTCTCAGCAAAGTCAATTAATCGTCTCCAAATTGATCCTTCTAGATTATCAAATTCAGCTCCTCTGCCAGATAATTTTAAATAAGATTCCATGGTTCCACCTTTAGATTTCCATTCTTGAAAACTTTTTAAAAATTTTTTTAATGTGGGTATATCTCTTTGAGCAAATCCGGAAGGTAAGTCATAAGTTTTACCTAAATACTTAAAAGTTAAATCGGCCATTAGACCTCCAGAATCTTAGCTAGTCCGCCTCTGGCAAAAGGTGATTTGTATGATTTCATGGCGTTTATATACATTTCAATTAACTCGTCTATAGTTTCTTTTCCAGTTAATTTTATGCCACCACCAATAAACATTTCTGCTTTTTCATAATTAATTCTGTTTTCACCAGGAACTCTAACTCTTTTAATAAATTCTGCAGCCTGTAAACCTTGTGGCATGTCGGCTATATTATCATACATACCAAAACTTCCTGGACCCGATGTGTCTCTTGTTCGAATAAATTTATCAATAACTCTTTTATCAACGTCTCCTAAAAATTTTTCAGTAATCGGTCCTGTTCTAAACGTCTCTTCTTGCTTAACAAGATCTACAGCATCATCGCCGCCTCTTTTAAACATATTTGCAATACCTGAAAATACACTTTTACCTAATCTAAAACCAGCTCGACCACCTTCTGCAAAATCTAAACCTAGTCTTTTTTTAATTTCTATTATTCCATCAGGAAACTTAGCTGGATTTCTTAAAACTTGATTTAACATTTTAAAGTATGCTGTTTTCTCAGGACCTACCATAGTTTTATCCATTGCAATCTCTTTAAATAATCTTGTAATATCTTCTGCCTCTAAACCATACTCACGTAGTGCTTGGTATCCCATTTCTTCTCCGGCATCGACAGATTTTTCAATAGCTTTTGCTTTTTTCATAAGACCAAAAGCTTTACCTGCTGATCTGCCAAATCTAAAACCAGCTCGACCACCGTCTGCTAACTCATCTATAAATTTTGCAGTCATTCTATCAAACCTTGGATTGTCCGGTCTTAATCCTGAAGCGTCTGTTACGTTTTCTAAAACTCTATTTGTAAATCTTACAATCTCATCACCTGTTGCACCTGATGGAATCATTTCTGCAATTCTTGGACCAAAGTATTTTTCAACTAATACAATTGGATCTCCACCAATTCCACCACCGCCTTCAGTAATAAATTTTATATCTTGTGCGGATATAACATTGTTTAAATTTGTTTTACCGAATGCAGCTGTTCCTACATCGTATTCATCTTTTTTTAATGCTTCTAATAAAAATTCTCTAGCTGATGAACGTTTAGCTGGTATGTCACCTCTGTTAGTAACAGTAGACATAATACCTTTATCCATCATTTTTTTAACTTGGTTAGCTAGATCAGGATCTTGTATTCTAAGTTGTTTAATTGTTTCTTCAGCTGATTGAATTGGTGCTGCAATATCATCGGGTCCGCCACGCGAACCTGGAGGTGGTAGATCATCGAGTTGTCTAGCCACATCATCACCTGATGATATAATTCCTGACTCCATTGCTTTTATTGTATCGTTAGGATTGCTTGGATCTAATCCTGCTTTTACCATAGCGTCAGAATCTCTTTTTGCTATGTTGCTTGCTTCATCTAAAAATGGTTTTTGTCTTAAAGCACCTAGTCCTTCTTGGTCCAGGTTCCTGGTCCCTGTTGCCATGTCCGTGATATTTGCGGGTGCAGCTTTAGGGTAATAAAATTCTTCTAGCTTTAACATATTATTGTAAAGCTTAGTTGCTTGAATATCGTTTAGTTTGTCAGCAGTTAAATAACCCATTGGGCTTTTTAATTCTTGTAATATTTTTGATTTACCGAGTGCTCCTACAGCTTCTATGTTAATGTCCATTTCGACAAATGGTTCTGGGTTCTTACCAGTACCTAGAAAAGTAACATTGGATCGGGAACCAAGGACATCGCTCATATTCCCACCTAGTTTGGAATATAGTTTTACAATGTTTTCTACTAATTCTTTTTTAGCCATAATACTTTACATGTCCTCGTACAATTGGATCATCTTTGTAATCCTCTGGGTGTCTGATTAATCCACCCTGTCTAATTCTCATAATGGCCTGTGTTGTACTATCCACATAGTCATCATATTCTCCAAATGGGAAAGAGGCACATTCCTCAACGACCTCCTGTGCAAAATGCTCGTGCATAGGCGCCCATATTTTGCCGCTTTCAAAAAGCGGAGCAACGGAGTTTAGTCTTGTGTGTTTATCATTTCCTTTTGACGGTGTAAAGTTAATAACCGGTATATCCATTTGTCTAAGTTCGTGTGTCAAAGGCAATCCTGTGGCTTTTGCTTCAATGATTACCATATCAGGACGCCAGTCTTGATACTCTTCTAGAGCCACTCTACGTAGTTCTGGAAAGTCATATCTATCTTTAAACGCGTTAAGTAAGATTATGCTTTGTCCCTGGTCCTCGGTCGTAAAGACTCCCCACGTGGTTATAGCTGAAAAGTCAGCTGTTGTCTTTTTAGTAAACGCTGTATCATATGATTGCACGATATAATCTAATGGCGGTGGATATTTTTCTTTCCAATCTCTCCACCATTCTCGTTTTAAGATAGCTCCTTCTTCTGCCGTTGGCATCTGCATATATTGTGCTAGCCAGTTACTAACTGGAATAGATGCTTTGGTCTTAAGTAATTCTTGCGCGGTCCAGTATTCAGGCC